TTCGTATTTTCTTTGAAAATCTTGCTTGTCGCAAAATATACCTTTTAATGGATAATTTTTATTTAATAATATAATACGTTTTAATACTTTTTCCCATCTAGAAACATCTCCCATTGGGCGAGATAATTCGACATACATTGCCATACGAAGAAAGTTAGGGGGACAATAATTGATGCCATTAATTTTTATTGCTTTTTTAGAAATATTTTGGAATAATTTATAGTCTAAAAAAGTAATATCGGCTATAGGAACAAAATTGACAAATACTTTAAATGTTCCACTATGAACGCCTGATTTTGCTTCTACTTCTTCATATCCTGCTTTATAATATATGTTTGCTAAATCTCTCGCATATTCAATAGCATAAGGTGAAAAAAAGTCGTAATCTGGTATTTCAATATTTTTATTGTAGAATCTATATTGTTCTGGTAGTATATTATTAATAGCCGTTCCACCATAGCATAAAATTTTGTGTGTTCGCATGAAACTTTCTAAAATTTCAATAATATTTTTAATTGTATCTGATTGAACCAATTTTTTCCCAATAAGATATGTAGCATTATCTATAGCACTTCTTAATATTTTTATTTCTTTTTCTTCATAAGATTCCTTCATAATAATATAATATATAATATATAATATAATAATATTATATATTGCTATAATAATAGTATTTACACTTATTATCCTCCAGTTAATGCATTATTTACTGCGGAGCTTGTTCCATTTAATGGAGGAGTATTTATATTGACACCTTGAGAAGTATTAATAGGATCAGGCGCAATATTTAATAATGCCTGATCTTTCTGTTTCCAAGAAAATTTATTAGTACCCGAAAAAATGCTATTATAAGTTTGTAAATTAGTGTCTAAGTTTTGATGCTTCATACAAATTGCGTGGCATCCGCTTGTATAAGAAATACTATAATCAAAGTTGTCTATTGAATTATCTAAAACATTGGGCAACACTATTGTAAAAGATCTTTGTGTTTCTTGTATAAAATTAATATTATTTTGCCCTTTAGTCGAGATGGTCTCATATCTATAAATTTTACAATCCAATCCTTTACCTTTCAAATTAATATATTTTGCCAATTTTTCTAATTTTGTATTTATAATAATGTTAGCATCAGGATTAAAATCGCAAATAATAATTATTTTTCTGTATAAATCTTTCATTTTAACATTTTTAATAGCACTATCTTTATAAACTTTCAATAGTGAAAAATTTGAATTAATACTTCTATCTAAATATTCTTCAAATAAATCACCTATTTTTTCTAACATAGTTAAATTTGTGCTCATTATTCTAAAATTCAATATTAAGGGGTCATTGGCACATATTGTTTTAGTTTCATCAAAAGCAGTCTCAGTTGTTTTATTCAATACATCTTTTAATAATAAAGCATTGTATGTTTCTTTAATATTATTATTACCTGCCGTAGAAGAAGCAACAATGGGATCGTTATTATACGAATAAACTTCAAAATCCAAGAATCTACAACCATTGCCAATTACTTTTTCTAAAGCATATAAGTCAACAAAATTATTTCTATATCCATCTCCACAGCAACAATTGTATGCGCTTTTAACATAATAATTAATTAATGTACTATTTGAATTGTCAAATAATGGTATAGCACTTGGTTTAATGTTATTTGGACCATTAAAATAAGACTCATTTGTTGGATTGGGATAAAGTTTTTCTAATTTTTTACGTGAATTTTCCATCATTCCTAATCTACCAGAATTCCAAATAATCAAACCAATTAATACAAAAGCAAAAACTATTAACACTATTATGTCAATACGTGATTCGCTTAAATTAAATCCTGTCATTGACTTAGAAAGGTTAGTTATTAAAGCTTTTGCTTTTGTTGCGTTTGAAACAATATCTACCATAATAATTATAATTACTATATATTTTAATTACTATATAAAAATTAAAATATATTATAACATAAATAAAAAGTATAATGTTATATTAATTACTATTATGGCAGGTGGATTGTTAAACTTAATAGCGCTAGGAAATCAAAATATTATACTAACAGGTAATCCAACTAAAAGTTTTTTTAAATCAACGTATGCTAAATATACTAATTTTGGATTACAAAAATTTAGAATTGATCAAGTAGGGCAAACCGAGTTAGATATAACTAAAATTACTAAGTATAGTTTTAAAATTTTACGCTATGGAGATTTACTAATGGATACTTATTTAGTAGTAAAACTACCCAAAATATGGAGTCCTATTTTAAAACATAATAACGATTATAGACCATATGAGTTTAAATGGATTAAAAATATTGGTTGTCAAATGATTAAAGAAGTTAATATAACAATTGACGGAGCAACAATACAGAAATTTAGTGGTCATTACTTACAAAATATTGTAGAACGGGACTATGACGCGCATAAAAAAGCAATATTTGATAAAATGACAGGAAATATTAACGAATTAAATGATCCTGCTAATTACAATAATAGAAATAATAATTATCCAAGTGCGTTTAATATTTATAATATTAGTCCTGATATTAGCAATATTGAACCGTCAATACGAGAATATAATTTATATATACCAATAAATAGTTGGTTTTCTATGTCGTCTTTAATGGCGTTTCCATTAATATGCTTACAATATAGTGAGTTGGTTATTGATTTTACATTAAGACCTATTATGGAATTATATACAATTAAAGATGTGCTATATGCTAATTCTACAAATCCTATACCTTATAACAATTTTCCACAAATTCAAGCAAATCAAAACGAATTGGCTTATCAATTTAAAAGATTTATAAATCCTCCGCCATATAGAGATTTAAATATTGATGATGACAGTTATATAAATTATAATACCATACTAAATAGTAATGTTCATTTAATATGTACGCAATGTTTTTTAGAGGAAACCGAGCGACAACATTTTGCCAAAAATAGTCAGACCTATTTAATACGAGAAATTAACGAATATAACTTTGAAAAAGCAATAAAGTCTAGTAAAATAAAAATAGAGTCTAAAGGTTTAATATGTAGTTGGATGTGGTATTTTCAAAGAAGTGATATTGCTTCCAGAAATGAATGGTCCAATTATACTAATTGGTTATATGAAGACAAGATTCCAAATGATTTAGAAAAACTTAATATCAGTAATGAGTATAAGTATTATATTCCGCAATTTAGTTATAATGGTGATGCTTCAAAAAACATTTATATAACAGGATATAGTCCAGACATATACTCACAAACCAATCAGTGTGAAATAATGAAGAATTTTGCTATAATTTGTGATGGTAAATATAGAGAACAGGATTTTGATAGTAATGTTTTTAGTAAAGTGGAAAAATATAATAAATCTAATGGATCTTGTTCAAAGACTGGATTATATTGTTATAATTTCACATTAACAACAGATCCATTTAAACTACAACCGAGCGGGGCATTTAATACTAATTTATTTAAAACAATTGAATTTGAGTATAATAATTATAATAATCCTCCTATTGATCCCATAAGTTCGAACTTTACCACTATTTGTGATGAGGAAACGGGTGCTATTATTGGGGTATCAAAAGACCCAACTAGTATTTATAAGTATTTTTACAATTTACATGTTATAGAAGAAAAATATAATATATTATTGTTTCAAAATGGTTTTGCGGGATTAGTGTATTCTAAATAAAAATTTGGGTTTTTGCTAATTTATAATAATTTTGTTTTTCTTACTCTATGCGTTCCATATTTATATTTTATTTGTGCTTTTTTTGCCAATTTTAATGCTTTGGACGATTTGCCGCATCCGTTTTCTAATATTTTATAATCTATTGCTGATGCTTTTCCTCCACTAATTGAACTTGCTAAACGTGCTAATCCCCAACTATGACTATTTTGGTTTGGTCTAGAACCAGACGAATAATATGCTCCTTGTCCTTTATTTACAATTTTTCGTAATGAATTTATAGAACAGCCTGTTTTTTTTGAGAGATTAGCATTGAGTACTAGTTTATTAATATTATATAATTTTTTAACATTGTATAAATGTTTTGAAGGTTTAGATTTATATGACGCAATATGTTTTCGCGTAATATAAGAGTGTTTCTTATAAGCTTTGCGGGATTTTTTTAATTCACTTGACAATATTTTTTTATCTTTTTTATTTATGTGTTTAGGTAAATATTTAATAGGAACATTCATAATATTATACTATTATAGCATAATATTATAAATTATTCTATAAAATTAATAAATTATAAATTATAGTATAATATTATAAATTATAGTTAATATAAAATAAAAGATATTTTATAAGAATAATGCACGAAAAAATTATTAAGTTTGAGAGAAGTAAAATTACGGGGAAAAAATACACAGCATACATTAAAAATAAAACAACACAAAAAATACGGAAAATACATTTTGGCGCATCAGATTATCAACAATTTAAAGACAGAACACCTTTAAAATTATATGCTTATAAAAATCATAATGATCGCAAACGTATGCAAAATTATTTTAATCGGCATTCTGGCACAAAAAAAAGAGGAACAGCAATAGCATTAGAAAAGAGAAAATCAAAAGGTTATTATAATGCTAAAATATTGAGTCATGTTTATTTATGGTAACCTAACCATTTTTTCCCCCTCTTCAATAATATTATAGTTAAAAGACCAATCATCTATTTCTTTTGGTGTTTGTGCTCCATTTTTAATTGCCTCATTATAACTCCAATACATAGGATTTGCTTTGAGTTTCCATTGTTGTGTTTTTAAATCACTTAGTCCAGACGCATCAAAATCAAACAATTTATATTTTCCATCCACAGATTTTCCCATATTATCAAATTTCCAATCTACATACATAATTCCTAGTGCTTGTAAAAAATCTTTTACTTTACTCATTACTTCTATTATTTCATTTAAGTCTTCGCGTGTTAAAGCGGGATTATATAATGGATTTGATTTATGTGTTTCTACTTGTTCCATGTCGGCATACTGAGTATTGATGTCATAATAATATACAACATTTGGATGTGGGTGTTCCATTAATATTTTAACTATTGCTAGCGCCATCTTTTTTGAATATTCCAAGAACATATGTGGTTTTCCATAATTTTTTCTAAAAAATGGTTTGCCATCATATGTATCATTTACATGCTTTACAGAATCTGTATCTGGGTCATAAATAGTAGATTTTGTTCCTACTTTAGTCATAACTTTAGTCATAACTTTATATAAGTTTAATGTTTTTCTTTATAATTTATAAAATATAATTTATATTCTATAATTTATAATTTATATTTTATAATTTATATTCTATAATTTATATTTTATATATATATAAAATGTTGTTAGAATTTTTCACAGAATTTATTGGAACTTTTATTTTCTTGGCAGTAATTTTAATGTCGGGCGATCCTTTAGCAATAGGTATTACTTTAGCATCAGTTATTTACTTTGGTGGAAAAGTTTCAGGTGGCAACTTCAATCCAGCAGTAAGTTATATGATGTTATTATCTAAAAAAATAGATGCTTCCAAATTTGTCGTCTATATAATTGCTCAACTATTGGGGGCTACTGGAGCATATTTATTTTATAGTTACAGTAAATAAATTTTAGCAATACTTATATGGCGCACAAGAGGAACGCATAGTGAAACCTTTAATATGCGCACATCGTTTTTTAGTAAATTTTCGTGGAAGACTAAATAGTTTTCCGTCTTTTCTTCTACATTTTTTTGCTCTTTTATGACTGGCACAACAATCTCTCATATTATTATTATTAAATAATAATATTAAAGAATTAATTTAGGAAATAATTTAAATCCCAGTAATTTTTTCACATAGTCCAGATATTTTATTTTTACGTGTTCCATTAGGGCATCGTTTAGATTTTGTTTTTTGTTTTACTATTGGGTTTTCTTTTTTAATAGAATTGGTTATAATTGGTTCGCATATACCGCTAATTTTATTTTTACGAGTTCCATTGGGGCAACGTTTTAAGTTTGTTGTTTGTTTCTTTGTTGGTTTCTTTTTATCTCGTATTACTTTTTCTCGTATTACTTTTTCTGGTATTACTTTAGTATTTATGGAGTTAGTGTCTAAATGTATTAATTTTCCTAAATAAAATTTCTTACAACCACTATGAATTTTGAATTGGTCATTATTTTGTAATGAAACTTTTATAACTATTACAGGAATTTCACCATACAATTGATGTGGCAATGTAGACTTTTTTATAAAAGTTAGTTTTAAATTTCGTGGTAATAATGTTTCATTTTCAGCTTTGTATTTTGTTGTATTTATCATATTTATATATGGAACACCATTTGATATCAAAATTTTATATAGGCAACAACTATTTACTAAATCTTTTCCAACTTTTTTTATTCCTGAAAATCCTACTCCTACCACGAACTTTGTAGTAATAGACATAAAATTTTGCACTGTTATTGAATCGCCTTCTTTTACTAAATTTTCAAAAGGTTGCTTCATTCCTCTATAATATATTTTTGCCGAGTCTTCGTGCCTTGGCGCGGCTTCTAAAAATGCTCTATCTAGATCTGCTATTTTATTTATAATTGCTTCACGAGCACTATCTTTTGTGTCTCCATAAACTTTAAATGTTTGTTTAAAAATACTAGTAAAAAAATATGCCTCGCCATATCGTAAATAAGCATTTATTGGACCATCCCATTTAAAAGAATAATCATACAATGCTTTTGATAATAACTTTTCAAAATATACGTCTTCTTTATACGGTATATTTTTTCTATCTAGTTTTTTATCTAGTTTTTTATCTTGAACACCGTCTTTTGTTTGTGCGTCTATTTTTATTTTTTTGTTTTTAAATAGTCCAATTTTACTTAACGCTAACATTTCTTTTGAAATATACATATTCTCTCCTGCTGCCTGCCACTGGCCTGTAGTTTCTGTATTTATTGAAACTTTAAATACGCGTTTATTAAATAATGAAGGTTTAATTGATTTAATATCAAGCAAAACATTTTTATTAATGTAATATCCTATGTTATTATAAAAAGTTTTAGTACTATATGTTTTTTTTACCATAATTTGACCATTTTCTAAAGCACATTTTACAAATATGTCTTTTATTTCTGGATTAAATAAAAATTGTTTTTTCAAACAAAAAATTTTGTCTTGTGAATTATTTTTCATAGAATCATTTGGCGACGCAGAAAATTTCAAACTATTTTTATCAAATATTAGTACAATATTTTCATCAGATTCGTCTAACCATTCGTTTAATTTTCTTTTTTCTAAAAAAATAGGATCGTAACCATACATTATATATATAATTATATAATTAATAAATATAAAAGTTATTAAGTATAAAAGTTCTAAAACTTGGGAATTTCATAATACGCGGATGGACCACAATATTTAAATGCGGAATTTCCTGTTATACTATCTTGACATTGATAATCATTATTAGTTGTATGATCATATGTAAAAAAGGTAGGTTTCATTGTTCTAATACTATATATATCATTTATTGGAGTTTGACTAAAAGTGCTACTTCTAGTATTGGTTAAATTTTGTATTTGTTTTTCATAAAAACTATTTATTGCGTTTAAATAAGTGCTTATAATATTGACCGGAACATTTCCGGAAGCAGGTATGGTTTCTAATCTACGTAATTCCATTTCTA